CCCCCCCCCGGCGGGGGGGGGGGTGTACCCCCCCCCCCCACGGTACTCATGCCGTCAGTCTTGCACTCCATCCAGGCGTACTCCGTGGCGGGGTGGGTGGAGTCCACCACATAGGCGGCGATAGGCTGTGTACCAAAGGCAGAGGAATTGAGCGCGGTCTTAGCACCCCAGCCGCCGCCTTTCTGGCCTTTCACCCACGCTGTGCCCCAGGGGTCAGGTGAATTCTTGTGCATCCAGGCCGCCATGCCCGCACTATTCGGGTGCAGCGGCATTTCTGACACGTCACGGGTAAAAACCGTGTTCTGATAAATCGGATTATCAGGGTGGAATGCGTCAGCCACCAGGGCCGGGTGATTCACATAGGATGAAGGCACCCACGCCCCAGTGATACGCTCCTTCGCCTGCAGAGCGTATGCGCGCCCATCCTTTAACAGCTTGCTAGGCAACGTTTACACCTTCATCCTTGCGCTTGTAAATGCGGATACCCTTGCATTCTGCGGTATTGAGACGGAAGCCGATCATGCCTGTGACATTCTTACCCGCCTGGCCGTTGAATTTCGACCAATCCTGTACAGCCTTACGGCCCTGCGGGTGCTCCGGTGTGCGCGGCGTGGTGACAGTGTAAACATCGTCCACAATATCAATCCGCCACGTGCCAGCGCGCTCAGCCTCAGGGATAGTGAGCACGTCCTTCACGCCGTCTTTCGTGAAGCCGACCAATTGATAGCCCGCATCTGCCATGTAGAGGCCCGCCAAAGCCCCAATCCAGAACTGCGCTGCTTGGCGCGGGTCTGATTTGCTAGGCACAAAATCGAATTCAAAAGACAGATTACGGGTCTGTGGGAAAACCATTGTAATAGTTTCACGGTGCTGTTCTACATAGGTGCCGTGGTCTGATATTTTCCAGGATGCACGGGTGGAGGCGGTCTCATTCCGCCCGCGCGCCCATCCAGCCCCAACCTGATAAAAGTGAGCCTCACCATAGCCCCCAAAGGCGTTATTCAGCTTCTCGCCCTTACGCGGCGTGTAATGCCCGTATTTGCCGTTATCGTCCACGGATGACGTGCCCGGCGCCGACGGAGTAAGCTCCTGACCTACGGGCCGCAGTGACGGATCATCAGACACCCACAGCTCACGGGCCTCAATAGAACCTATGGTGCTAATCCACTCATACTTTCCAGTTGTCACATACCCATCAAGAGCGGTAGCACTCACCGTGTATTTAGTGAATCCCTCACCAGGCACCTTGACCGGGCCGGGCTGCACCTTATTCCCGTCGAGCCAGTACTGCACGCCCGCCACCTCAGGGATAATCACCGTGCGAGTAGCAGGATGGAAAGCCGGGCGCTTAGGGATGACAGGAATAGCATCCTGCGGCTTCCCCTGCACCCACACCGTAGGCAGCCCATCCTTGGCAGACTCAGGCTCCGTGTCGCTATGCACGATATGATACCCGCGCTCTGCAGCAGAATCCCCAGACATTGACGGGGCGGTCTCACCCGGCTTAGCCTCTACAAGCCAGAAAGGCCCCTCATATTTACTTGCCATTATCTCTCCTCAAAAAATCCGACAATATTCAGAATGTAACGGCCAGGGGTTGTTATCCCGTCAGTCTGCACCTGACGGCTACCCTTATCTACCCACACGCCGCCGCCGCCGGGCGTTACTGACTGCATCTCAATCAGAGATGAAGGCACAGGCCCGTCATTCGGTATAGAAAATAGGGTGTCGCGCGGGATTTTCCCTGCTGGGATCGTGAAATCAAGGTGTATTATCCCAAATCCTGTATTCGGATCGTACTCCATGAAATGCCGCTCTAAGGCATTCTTACCCTCTGCCTTCACAACCGTAGTGCCCTTCGCTACCCACGAAAGACCATACCGCTTACGTGGCTTCTTCTCAGCCCCGGCGGGCCTATTTTCCAGGGCCTCTATACGCGACAGGATCGACGATAGGTCAGCTGTGGGTAGCGTCACCGTGCCCCCGTCAGGCGATAGCGTCAGAGCATTACCTGACAGAGATAGCTTCTGCGGCACGCCTGTACCCGGATCACCCTTAGGGCCAGGCGGGCCAGGCTCACCCCGCTCACCTCGAGTACCCGGCGTACCCGGCGTACCCGGATCACCCTTAGGGCCAGGCGGGCCAGGAGGCCCCTCAGCTGCGGTGGATGCCCACTGCGGAGCCGGGGGCGCTTCACCCGTCGGCATCTGCTTCACCAAATCAACATCCTTGCCAGGTGCTACGTACACATACCCGCCGGGGTACGGCACGCAGTTCCCGTTTTCGTCGAAAAGCTCAGCATCCACAAGGTACCCCCACATCTCAGGCTGCCAGCCCTCCTGAGGGGCCAGCAGCCGCACACCCTCAACCCCTCCACGGGGGGCGTCACGTAGTACACCGCGCACTAGGTAACCTATCCGCTGCGACGGCGCATAGAGCGCGTCACCGCCGACAGCCTGTGATGTCGGAGTGAAAATTACCCTGCCGCTGAGTGGCACAGGTTTACCATCGCGGGCCTGATGCGTATTGAATTTAGCGCGCACCGTGCCGTAGCGCGGCGCCTTATCCTCACTACCCATTGGCTCTCCTTCCTCATCCCCGTGCTGCAAGCGCTGCTTCCAGGGCTGCTATGCGCTTCTCTAGCGGTAGCACGCCCCGTATCCAGGCTTTTACACGGTTTTCTACGAATTCGCGCGGCGGCACGTCGTGTGGATTCTCTGCCGGCGCCTCTTCGTTTCCGGCGCCGATTGAGAACTTACGATCAGTCGCAAAGAGGTGCCCTACGCTGATGCTGTCTGCCTTGTCGAATACGGCCTCAATATTCTGCGGTGTCACCCCGTGCACAATATGCCAGAACCGCCATGAGGGCACCCCGTCATAGTGCGCGGGATGTATCTCCGTCTTCGACCTATCTAGGTATTTCTGTGCGTCTGATTCGTAGGTGACTGCGATGTCGCAGGCCTCCATCATTTCCAGGCGCGTATTCGAGCCTGGATTAATCGCCACCAGAGTATCCGCACCTAGCTCACGCTTGATGCGCTCATACAGCCGCTTGTACCACGGCATGATCTTTTTCTGCTGCTCGTCCCACGCATTGATACACACATCCAGGAATGCCCCCCCGAAAATATCGGGGTAGTCTTCCTTGCAGGCGTGTAGATTCTGCATGATGTAATCCTCAGTGAATTTAGTGACGCCCTCCATGCTGATTCCCAGCGTGGAGCGCACACGCTCACGATATGCTTCGTCCGCTTCTGGGGCCATAGCCCCATACTGAGTTTTCACGTAGAAAAGTGCCTTTTTCGCACCCGCAGCGAGTGCCAAGCGGCCTTGCTTCTGAAAGTCAGGGTCAGGGCGTTTGCTGAGCCAGTCACCAGAGGCCCGGTTGAGGATTACTAGGCCTAGTGTGTTGCCGAATTCCAGGAATTTGTTCCATTTGCTGTCTGTGCCGTTGTAGTAGTCAGGCCAGGTGTATGTGACAGGGCTGTAGTAGTGCTCGCCGGGTTTGAATCCCCAGTGCTGGCCGATGGTTATAGCTGCCTGCACCGTGGATTCTATCTTTTTCTCTATCTGTGTGAGTTTTTCCTGTACGAGCGGGGCGACGATGGACTCTAGCACCCCTGTTTCTACTGCGGTTTTCTTGTCACGTAGGAAGGTGGATATGAATTCCCCGTTTACTTCGACACGCACGTTTTCGCGGCGTTCTTCCCCCACGAAGAGGGCTTGCCCGGTGGCGTGCCCTTGAGCTTGGCACATTTCGACCCGTAGATTACTAATCCATGTCTCCACGTGGAAGCCGTATGCGGCCCCCTTGGCGGTGCCGCGCGCAGACTCAGCTCTGCAGGCCAGCACGAGCGAGTCTTTCGCATCATTGCAGACGTAAAAGTCTGCTGCTTCCTGCGGGCGGGCGGCCCCAGTCTTCGCAGTGTCAGCAAATGATGACGATTCACCGATACAGCCGATCAGCTGATTTTTACCCCACTGCAGCATCCACCCATGACCGCCGTTTTCTTGTGCCGTGCAGCCAATAAAAATATTCTTAGTGGACTTCACAAACCAACCCGCACCCGCGTGCATCCACTCACGGTTTCGGGACGCGGCGGCGGTCTTCTCAGCACCCATCTGCACATACTCCCCAACGAGCGCGCCCGCTTGGTTGAGTGCGGGGGTGGGTAGGCCGTAGAGGTCTTGCCAGGGGCGAGTGCGGCGGTTGTACCAGCTGGTGGACTCTACGAATTTGCACTGGCTGGTGTAGATTTCTATGCCTGCGTATGAGCCGCCGCTGATGTTGGCGCCTGATACGTCGGCCATGATGAATTTGTTATCTGCTGCGCCGGGGCCGCCGGGCACTTTTGCGATGCGCTCAGGGTGGTTGTCTGGCTTTCCGACGATTAGGCCTTGGCGAAGGGTACGGCGGATGCGCAGGTTGTGTACTTTCATCGCCTGATCGTCATTGCCGATGATTGCGGCGCCTATGTCCATGTCCCATATTTCTACGTCGGAGAGTGTGGGCACGGCGTCTGGGTCTGCGGGTGCGCCTCCAAGGTCTGTGTTGTAGACGATTCCGGCGACGTTGGGGGCGGGGTCTTGGTGCTGGTTGTCGGCGGTGCGGGCCATTATCATTAGGTCTCGCACGCCGAAACGTAAGCATGTGGGGTCTTGTAGCCGCTCTTCATAGGTGCCTGTGTGGAAAACGCCGGTGAGTTCCGGCGCTGGCTTTGTGGCGTCCACGAATATGCGGGTGCCTGCGCCGTCGCCTTGGATTTGGACGAATCCTTTCAACTTCAAGAACGGGTAGGACACTTTGTATGTTCCTGCTGGGATGCGTACCCGCCCGCCTGTTCCTGGGGTGGCGGTGGAGGCTGCTTTGTCGATTGCTGCCTGGATTGCTGCAGTGGAGTCGATCATGCCGTATGGGTCTGCACCGAAATCAGGGCTGGTTACGTCAAGTGCTGCGCCGTGCTGGACAGCGAGCGCGGCGGTGAGGCCGTTTCCTGTGAGGCGGTTTTGTGTGAGTGTGGGTACTGTGAGCGGCATTTCTTCCCCTTATGTCTTATGGCTGTGTGATTGTGGCGGTTCCGTCGCCGTTGTCTGTGATAGTGATTGCTGGGGCTGCGGGCTGGCCTGTGGGTGGGGTTTTTTCGAGTGTTGTTAGCCGCTGGGATACGGTGGCTATTTTTTGGTCTAGGGGGTTGGTGCGGGCTTCGATTTCTTCTATCACGCCTTGCTTTGGGCTTCCGTAGAGCTTTCCTGCGGTGTCTACGGCGGCAACTTTTGCTAGGTCAGCCATTGTTTTCTCCTATGGTTATGGTGGCGGTTCCGTCGCCTGCTTCTGTGACTTTGAGTAGCCTGAGGGCTTCGTCGCGGGTTAGCCCGGTTTTGTCTGTGGTGGGCGGGGCGGGGGGTGCTGCACCGTATTTCCAGGTGTTGCGTGAGAAAGTTTCGGTGGTTTGGGGGTCTCCATTTTGGGCGTTTAGGGTGGGGGTTTCGTCTAGGATGATGTTTTGGCCGGGGGCGGCGGTGAAAGTTTTGATGGGGTGCACGGCGGGGGTTGTGGGGGTGTTGGGCACAGCGGCGTATGCTGCTGGGGCTGCGGTTGGGGTGGGGATGCGCACTCCGTCTGTTTCGCCTTTGGTGTCAGTGTAGAGGCGTCCTGCTATGAGGTGCCCGGTGACTTCTGGGGCGCTGGGGTTTTCAGTGGTGAGGGCGGGGATGAATGTTATGGTGCCGTCTCCTTTTACCCCTGTGGGTGCGACGGCGACGTATGCCCACCGTTGCTCTTCATTCTCCGGCGCCATTGTCGATTACCTCTGCGTCTACTTTCATGGGGGCGGGGGGCTGCGGGGTTGTGGGGGTGTTCATGATTTCGTGGTTGAGTAGTGCGTCTCGGAGGTCGGCGTTTTCAGCGGCGAGTACTTCGCATTTGATTTCTAGCTGTTCGCGGGTTAGCTTCTGGTTTTTCACGTGGTTTGCCTTTCTGTGGTTTAGTTGCGGTTGAGGGGGTGGAATAGCAGCTCTACCCATATGTCGCTTGCGGGTGATGTGTCTAGGTTGTGCAGGAAAAGGCTGCACGAGCTGCTGGTGCGGTTACGAATATTTGCGGTTACCGCAAAATTTGTGATCGGCTGAGCTGTGATGAAGGGGATTTGCCCTTGGTCTGTGAAATTGATTTTGATTTCTGTCCAGCCGCGCACGGGGAGGTTCTGAGGGCCGACGCTTGTGTAGAAATATGAGTTTGTGCGGGAGAAACGCCCCTCTAGGCGCATATTCGTCAGCACGCGCAAGCTATCGCTGATGTTTACGCCGCCGTTGATGTCTATATATAGCCCTTTCATCTCATATTCAGGTGCGCCGGTGGCGCGCATCCCGATGTGCAATGCTCCCTGAGGATCCATGCGAATAACCCCGTTGGGGGCTTTTTGGTCTGCATCCAGGGGCCGCATCTCGATCACTGATGCCATAGACCCGGTGACACCCCGCGCCGGGGTTGAGTAGGCGGTCAGTCCCGCTTTATTACGGGCCGCAGTAGAGAAAGTGCCGATGAAATGATTCTCTGTGCCTGATGCGTCAATTTTCACGGTCTGTTCCCCGGCGGCGTTGAAAGCAGCTATGCCGTCGCTGCTGATTTTCACGCCGCGACGTGCCGCACGGTCAGTCTGCAGAGCACCTGAGGTAATCATTTTTGCCGCAATATCATCCACACGCACCCGCTGCGCAACCAGTTCAGGCGTCACAATACCCTCAATCACGGTAGCCCGCTGTAAAATCGCGTCCTCAGTCACCACGAGCCGCTTCACCTCAGCAGACATAGCCCGCACCACCTGCGCGGCCAGCTGCTCCGTCACATTCAGCTGACGCACATCAATAGTCCCAGGCACAATAAGCGAGCGCCCATCAAATACCGGCCCGTCTACGGCTTTATTCTTGATGCCTGCTACTGCGGTGTCAGTTATTTTTTCGGGTGTGGTGGCGGCTTCTACGGCTTTGATGCGGGCCTCTGATTGGGTTAGGGCTTCTTCTGCCTTGCTGAGGGTGCCGCGCGCTGATTCTACGACTTTCGCGGCTTCACTGATGCGGGTGTCGAAATCGCCGATAGTGTCCCCATCCCAGCGGTGCACACGCCCGGAATTATCGGCGTACAGTGTCGCCTCAGAAGGGCCGGCGACTTTCACCCCGTGCGGGGTGGAGGCCGGGGTGCGTAGCCGCTGCACCAGCTCACGGAGAGTGTCAGCCGGGCGGGTGGGCCGCTGATCCTCATACGCTACCACTGTGCCTCCTGGAAATCTATTGTCACCTCAGGGTCAAGTGAGCCGCTCATTTTGATAATCCTCATCGGGCGCGTCCCATTCGGGACACTCACCCACCCCTGCGTTGTAACCGTCGCCACATCACCAACGAAAAAAGACCCCAGAGGGGTTTTCCTACTAGACGCCGGAAATTTCAGTGTCACCTGATCCACCATCGCCTGACGTGCAGCGAGCGCACCTTCTGCTTTCTGCTGCAGCACGGCCTTGTCGGATTGGTCTGCGTCGGATAGGACGGTCTCTAGGTATGGGGCACCTTGTGCAACGCCGGTTAGGTTTTCGGCGTAGGCGATTGCGGTGCCTTTACCTTCGCCTGAGCCTGTGCACCAGACACGGTGTACTATGTTTTTCCCGCTTGATTTGACGGTGATGTCTTCTAGCTCTCCGCTGGGGGCGGTGGTGTCGAAATCGGGTGTCCAGGTTTGGGCTATGAAGGGGTATTCTTCGGTTCCGTGGACAAAGACCCATTTCACGAGTGTGCGCTGTTCATTGGCCCATGCGGGGCGGATCATGATGTCAGGGCCGTTGATTACGTTGCTTAGCTCTGTCCAACGCTTAGCAATAATATTATTGGCTACATTCCAGTGCTCATAGGTGCGCTGACGCTCGCCGGTGTCGCCTAGAGTGCCGTGGACTAGTGGGAATTGCCCGCCGGGGCGTTCCATGCCGTGCACTGCGAGCGCCCACGCGATTTCTCCTAGTGTGGTGTGGTGGTATTGGAGGTTTTGCCAGATTGTGCGGTGCTCGAAATACCAGCGCACCCCGGCGGCTTTGATTTCTAGGGTGTTTAGTTTTTCTGTGCCCCAGTCGGTGACTGGCCCGGCGATGATGGGGTGCTCGATTCCGTCAGGGCCGGTGTGGGTGAGGAGTACCCCGCCTGTGGGGGGCTGCCACATGCTGGATGGGATTTTGTACAGGGAGGGCTTGTGCACTGTGGCGCTCAGCTCTTCTGTCTTGTTTAGTTCTATGTCCCAGCTGAGGGATTGTGTTTCGATTTGGGCGCCGACTTGGCCTGTGCGCCAATCGATCCAGTATGCGCGGTAACCCATTCACCCACCCTTTTTCTTCTTTTCATTCTTTGGCTACGCCGACGTCGATTACTGCGATTTGGTCGCCTGCAAAGCCCCATTCGCCACCGCCGAAAACCTGCCAGCGGTGGTTACCCACTTTGCGCTGCACCGTGTAGTGGATGCGGTGCATACCTGCCTTGACTGTGAGCACGCGCTGCGTGTCCTCGGTATTAGCGATGTTGTCGATGGTGCGCTCTCGCCTGAATTTAAATTCACCGTCAATATAGACTTTGTAGACGATGGAGCCGCGCTCAGCGTTTGGCCCGGCGCCGATTGCGGCGACCGTTGAGGATAGCAAAATATTGATATTTCGGTCTGTGGGCACGTAGAATTCACCGGCGCCACGAGTGAAGACACCTTCGCCGCGCGGGGTGTCTTCAAGATAGAAATTGTGGTGCAGCAGCCCGTATGACCCGCCGACCGGGCGGGAATACACAGGGTTTCCCGTCTCAGGGGCCGCACTCGTGGAGCGGGTAGAGGCTGTTATAGTGCGGCGGGACAGCATGACCGCATTAGCAGGCAGGCTCGTGCCCACCGCCACCACAGCAGCGTTATTCCCCTCCACAGGAACCGTGTTCTGCTTCACGAAAATGTATTCTTCGCGGGAGCCTGTCGCCGGGGGTGGCTGCGTGTTGAGCGTCTGCGCCTGCACGGGCACACGCACCGCACGGCCAGGCGAGAGATGCACCACCACAGCACCCGGCGCTACCTTCCAGGCCATAGTAGACGTACCAGTCACCTCACACCCTGAGATGATGCCCGCCTCAGGGTACTCAGCGGCGGTGATCGCCTGAATATCATCCGGTGTCGTACCGGAACCCTGAGCATCATTCGGGATACCAAACCCTACAGCCATATGCGGTGTCTCCTCTATATGTATGTGTCTCTAAATTCGATGTCCACCCACCCGGTGGACACTGCGGGCGCCTCAACCTCTACCGTGAACCCGGCGCGGGGCGGCACGGAATGCCAGTCCCGCCACGTCAGCTGATGCGTGAAATCCATCCCCGCAATCAGCACTTGGCCGCGTGCGCAATCAATCGTCACAGGCGACGATTGCGTTACCGCGTAGGGGTATTCGATGATGCGCCCGGCTGAGGTGAGCCGGAACCCTGAGGGCCATTCCCCGCGCACCACATATTTAGGGGGCGCGGTGGCGTTTCCCTGATGCGTGATAGCGGCACCCTGCGGGGGTTTCGCCCCATAGGACAGTACCCCTGTAGGTTCTGGGAAAAACAGCGGGTACTTGAGGCCCGTGCCCGCACCAGACGGGAATATTTGGGTAGTGATTGGCTTACCGTAGAGCCACGGCTCGGGTGCCACGAGCGGCACCTCTAGCGTGAAATCCTGTGTAGTCTCGTAGGAGTGCTTTATTTCGCCGTCTAGGCGCACCTGACAGGACAGCTCAAGCTCACCCACCGTGACAGTGAGCGTGCCCGGCTTCCCGTCGTATAGGAGGCCGCTCACGAACCTGTCTGCCACAGCGCGGGTACGGTCGGAATCAAAATAGAAATACCCCTTGAGGGTGAGGGTACGGCCCGTACGGATCGCAGGGTTGAGCATCATCCCATGCCCAATCTTGCGCTGCACATCGTGGGCCTCTACCCCCACCCCACCAAACCAACCATCCAAATCAGTTAGCCAGAATTCGGCCTCTTCTGAGTCTTCCTGCGCCGTGAGGATCATTTCGCCGTGTGCCCCGGTGAGGTGGGCGAACCTTGGCAGCATCTCAGACTCAGACATTTACGCCTCCCTGTGCTAGCTGGTAAGCGAGCGCTTCTCCAACGCGGCGCCCGAAACGGTCAGGTGACATTTCTTCCTGGCCGGTGACGTTCACTGTGAGGCCGCCGCCGGGGGTGTACCCCTGCGGCCCGTGCTTCCCCTCTGGTGAGTACACGCCGCCTGTGCCCCCCCCGGCGGGGGGGGGGGGGGGGGTCGGGGGGGGGGGGGGG